CAACACAATATTTTCCTTCATACCAATTTTCTAAAAATAATATTTCTTCATATAATTTTAAATCTGGATAAATTGCACTTGTTGTACTTTTTCTTGCAAATCTTGCTCTCGAATGGCTTGGGCAAGGTGGCGAACTCCAAATAAAATCAAACTCTTTGTAATGGTCTAATAAATATTGGTGTGCATCGGCAACTATAATAATATCATTTGGAAATCTTTCTTTATACAATCTTGCAGCTTCAGGGTCAAGTTCAACTGCTGTAACTTCACAATCAGTCCATTTGTATCTATTACCACCTAAACAAGCATATAGATTTAATACTTTATATTTTTTCATTAGAATATATCTTTTAATGGGTCAAAAAACGCACCTTCTACTTGTGGCAATCCAAAATTATTTACTTTAAAGTTAAAATCTTCAAATGGTGCATTTCTTGAACGTTTACAACTTACTTTTACTAATCCTTTATTAACTGTATTTAATTCTAAACTAATTTGTGTTTCTGTTTTCTTTTCCAAGAATGAACCTAAATGACCAGTTGGTTTATCAGTTCCAAAATTTGAATGTATAACTGTTACAATATGGCAATCTAATTCTTTTGTCCATTTCATTAGCTTTTGAACTACATTATTACTTTCTTCAATATTGTTTACATCACTACATAAATCAGCAACACCATCAATAATTACTAAACCAATATTTTTACCATCTAATCTATCATATAAGTAATGTTCAATTATATCTATTCTATCACTAAAGCTATATTGTCTTAATGCTAATGTATGATATTTATCTATGTTTTTTAATCCAGCCATTTCTAATGGTCTTTTAAATACCATTTGAGCGTGAAAATTACCTTGTTCAGTATCAAAATGTATTAAATGTTTATCATTTCTATTTGCTTTTAAATCACCACAAAATTGTGGCAAATCTTCTGCTAAATAAATAGCTGATAATAATGATACAAAAAATGTTTTCTTACTTTTAGGTGGTGCTTGTACAAAACTAAAGTTACCATAAGTTCCAATAGGTACAGGAAATATAATTTCACCATCTTTACTTTCATAACTTTTAACACCAAATGATATTGCTGGTTTAGGATGTTCTATTTTTTCTAATGGATTTAAAATAGCTTCATCAACTATAAATTCCATCATTAATCGTTTTTCTTGTTTTTGTTCTTTTGTCATTGTTTTTGTTAAAAAAAGGGTAGCTTTTACACTACCCAATTAAATTTAAAATGGTAAATCACTTTCTACTTCAGCAGCAGTTGCTTTGTCTTTTTTAGGTGCTGTTTTAATTTCACCATTAGTCCAGACAACATTACCATTTCCTAAATATACTTTAGGTTTTTTTGCTTCACGTTCTTCTTGTGTTTGACTATCAGTTAAAGAAACGTTTTGACCAAATTGATTTGGTTCATCATTTACTGAAACTGTGAAGTTATAATAAACTTTACCATCTTTACCTGAAATAAACTTTTCTTTTGGTAAAGCATCAACTCTCATACTTACATTAATAATTGCACTCATATTTTTTATATTTAAAATTTGCTTACTCTATATAGTTTTCAGCTTCCCTATTTTACTTTTAATAATTCGTCTTTAACTGCTTTTGCTAATTTATATTTATTTTCAATAGTTGCAATATTACCACCATTTTTTAAATATTCAATAGCTTTATTAAATTCTAATGTGTTTTTATTTAACCATTTTAAATCATCTTCTACTTTTACTTCTTTGTCGTGTTTATTAGTTGCATCAGCATCTTGTGTATCATCAATTAAAAGTAAGTTACCTAAAGCGTATTTTTTAGCATAAGAAGAAGCAGAACCAAATTGTTGTGGAACTTGCATTCCTTTCTGATTTAAATCTACACCTACAATAGCTGTTGCTGATATTTCATTTACACCATTGTTATCATAAATAGTTGCAGTTGATTGCATCATTGGTATAATGTTTTGGTCTTGCATTCTAATCATTCTTTCAGTAATTACAAATGATACTTGATACTTTTCATTAAATGGTTTTAATGCTTCTAATATATCTTCAGCACTTCTAAAATTGTATTTACCAAAACTATTAAATTTTGATTTGTTTGCTTTAAATTCTTTTTGAATTAAAGATAGTTTTTGATTTAAGTTTAAGTCTTTCATTATTTAGTTTTTAAATTGTATAATTCTTTTTTAATAATTGTTTTGTACTCTTTTGGGCAATCATCATCTGCTAATTCAAAGCAATAAGTTTCTAATGTACTTAATAAACTTTCTAATTCGCAAATCTTACTTTGCATTGTTTCAATTCTAAATCTGTTGTAGTCTAATAAATCTTTCATTGTTATTTGTTTTTTAATTATGGTACAAATCTAACTATTAAATTAATACAAAAATAAACTTTAACATTTATTTAACTTTTAGACAAAAAAAAGAGTGGCTATAAAACCACTCCTTCTTGACAAAAACAATTTAAAAAACATTATGTAAATTTATGCAAGATATTTACCTGTTGTTTATAGTAATCAATCATATCAATTAATTCTACATCAGCAAATTTAACTATTTGTTTTGATTTTAAATAAAGTTCTTCTGCTAACTTATTACCAAGATATAAACTATATTTATATTGTTCACCACTTTTAAAAACATTGCAACCCATACATTGTACTTGGCAGTTATCTTCATCCCATCTTGTTGAGTAATTTGCTCTACTCATAAAATGCCCGTTTTGTAACTTCTTCCAATGGTCTTTTTTACCACAAGTTACACATTCAGCTATTTCATTCTTTGCATATCTTAAACGTATATACTGACTAAAAACAGTATCTAATTCTTTTATTAAATTTTTCCTTAAAGGTTTCTTTGCTACTTTAGCCATATAACGTATTTTAAATATGATTTAAACAAAGATAATTGATTTTAAGTATACTTATATAACTTGACTAAAAATAGTGTTTTAAAAACGTTTATTTTATTTATTTTTAATTTCTTAATAATATATATATATAATATAAATAACTTATTTAATTCAAGATAATTATAATTTAATATATATTAATTTATTTAATTCAAAGATAATATAATATATATATTAATAAATATAATAATAAATATATAATATATTAAATAAATAATTTTAAAATATTAAATCTATATCTATAAATCAAATATAATAAAATTAATAATATAAATAAATAAAAATATATAACTAAACTTTCTTTTTTTTCTATTTTCTTTTCTTTTAATACTTTTGAAGTAGAAACAACTTGCTTACTATGCTTTATTTGTTGTTTTAAAGCGTTTTTAGACACTTTCTTTTGATTTATATGTAAACTATTGTCTTTTGTTTTTTTGTGTCTTATTTTAACGTTTTTATAAGTTTTACCATTTACAACTATTTCTTTTGTGTTGTCTATTGGTTCAATTATAAATTCATCTTCTGTTTTATCTATTTTAGAATTGTTATTTATTTCAGTATTTTCATTTGTTTTTATTTCTGTTTTTACATCAACAACTGAAACACTATCTTTTTTTTCTTCTATTGTTGTTTTATTAACTTTTCTTGAACCACAAGATAAAAATATAATACTAACTAAAATATAAATCAGCTTCTTCATTTCTTCTATTTGTTAAACCATTAATAACTTTTCCACCAGCTTTATTCCATCTTAAAAATTCTGCTTTTAGTGTTAAATCATTTGGATTTTTATTTACTTTTTTTAATAAAGTAGATGAAGAAAAATTACCAGTTCCAACATTGTAAGCAAATGAAACTAAAGCATTAAATTGATTTTGATTTATATTTGATGTAACTAATTCATCTACTCTTTTACCAAATCTATTAGCTATTTCTTTAAACATTTCAAATGCTTGTTGTTTAGTAATTTCTTTATCTAATAAAGTTACTCTTTTACCATCTAAATAATATGTATTTCCATAACCAATAGTTGGTATTTTAGCTGGGCATAAATATGGTTTTAAACTCAATCCTTCGTGTTTAGTTATAAAAAGATATCCTTTATTATCTAAAATCATTTGTTACTTTTTTTATATATTTCAAATTGCTTTTTTAATGCTTCGTGGTCTTTTTCTAATTGCAAATATTTGCCTTCTAAATCATCAAACTTATCTTTCCAATATTTACTTGCTTCTACTTCTTTTGCGTATGCTAAATATAAATCATTAAATTGCTTTTGTAAACTTCTAACATCATTTCTTAAATCTGAAATATCTTTGCTTTGTTCAACATTACAAGCTCTTAATTCATCCCTATCACTTTTTAAATCTTCAACTAAAGCATCATAGATATTTTGAACCTTTGTTAAAAAGTCACCATTGCTATTTTTTAATTCTATTTTTTTTGCTTGTTTACCACCAAATATCCAAGCTATTGGAATTGATATTGTACTAACTATTAAAGCCCAATTTTCTAATAACCAAATCATTTGTTTTTAATTATATATTATAACTTGCTATTTGTCCACCTGTTGTTGCTACTGTTGAAGCATTTTGTAATCTATCACCAATACTATTAGCAGTAAATCCACTTGAAATTAAATAGTTCCAAAAGTCTGCTGGTGTCATTAATAATGTTCCAGTAGTATTATCAGTTAAAACACCACTCAAAACATTTGAAGCAGTTGGTACTCTTAAAGTTCCTGTAAGTTCACCTGATGCACCATAAGTAGTTCCAAATCTTACATTGCTTGTTGCAGGATTACCTAAAGCTACACCTGCTGCATATAATGTTCTATTACCACCTGTTGAGATTTGAAATAACCAACTTGATGTAGCAGTATCTATTGTAATTCTTGGTGCTATAATAGCCATTAAACCATTTGCATTTACAGGATTACCACTAATCTTTACAAGTGTTCCAGATGCAGCAGCTGTGGTATAAGCAATAGAAACATTTATTGCAGGTTGCGTTGCACTTGAAGTAGCAACTCCTGTTAATGATATAGTAGCAGCACCTGTATTATTTAATAACCCCGAAACTGAAGTACCTCCTGTTATACTACCTATTATATTAACAGTAGAACCTATTGTATATATTCCTAAAGTAGCTCCACCTGTAATATTTCCTGTAACATTTAAAGTTGAATTTGAATTACAAATTACGGTAGCTGAACCACCTGCGTTAATTACACCTGAACTTGCTGTAATATCTCCTGTTACATTTACAGTGGCATTTGCATCTATTCTTAAAGTATTAGCAGCACCTGCTGCACTTGAAATAGTACTTGATAAATTACCAATTACATTTAAAGTTCCTGTTGATGTAACATATATAATTTGTTTTGTAGCTGAACCATTATCTACTGTATAATTTCCTGTACAAGTTAATGTTCCTGTACCTGATAATTTTATAGCATTATAGTTGTTTGTATTTGTAAGTGTTAAAACAGAACCATTAAATATTGCAGTATTAGGACTTGCTAAAGTCATTTCTAATACAGATGTGGTAGAACCTGCATAAATAGCTTGAGCAGCAGTACAAGTTAAATTACCACCATTAGCAAATCTAAATTGACCACCCGCTAAAATAGTAGGTAATGCTGCATTTAATGTATTTCTAATTGACAAAACTGTAAATGTTCCATCAATAGTTACAGTAAAGTTATTTGAAAATACATCATCTGCTGCTGTTGGTAATGTACCACCATCCCAAGTAGCAGTATTGCTCCAATTACCATTTGCTACTGCATATCTTAAAGCCATAATTAAAGATTTTTATCATTAATAAATGTTTGCAAAGCACCCATAATTGTAGCTGCTGCATTTATAGCATCTGTATCACCACTATCAAAAACATCCATATATGTTATAGGAATAGAATTTTCTGGCAAACTTACTGAACTTCCATCTTCTAAAACTCTATAAGGTGTTAAACGCATAGCAACACTTGCACCTATATCAGTTGGTTTAACTAATGGTGATATTGCTAAATTTACTAAAAAATATGGATATTCTATTCCATCTACTTCTATTGGATTTGTACTTGTAATTGGCATAATTTTTATGTATATATTGTTGTTTCTCTATCTGTCCAAGCTACGTTTGTAGCAGTTGCTACTGTGATTGAACCACTTGCAGCTATCGTTAATCTTGTTATAGTCCATACTGCTGATGATTCTGATGAACCTGTTACAGCATATCCACAATAATTTATATTATTATTTGTAGAATTATTTGCATTTCTTCTAATATTTGATAATAGATTAAATGTATGCGTATCACCACTTGATACTATGTTTAAATTTGCAGCTCCCGTTCCAACGTCAAAATATTGTACTTGTTGCGTTAATCCATTTAAAGCAGTTAATCCTGTTGTAAATGTTGTAAGTACTTCACAAAGGTTTCCATTTTCTGTATGTAATGTTATAGTTTTACCACTTGTAATTACATAAATACGAATTGCTAACCTATCAGTAATAAGTAATGAAGTTTGTGGAACAGGGATTGAAGTGTAGTATTGGTCAACACTTGTACCATTTGTAATACTTTCAGGATTTGCTGAACCACTTGCAACAAGTGTAAATACATCAGTAGCACTAACTTTGTAAAGTTCTGCATAAAATTGTGGACTTCCACCTGTTGAACTTGATTGAAAATAAAATTCTAAATTCCAATTACCACCAGGGATATTTAAAAATGAAGGGTCACCTGCATCAGTTATAAAAGATGCTATATATCCATTACCTTGTCCATTTGTTCTTGTAAAATTAGTACCAGCACCAAGTATTGGTGTTTTACTCATTTCATAATAAGTAGTTCCACCAAATGTACCTTGTGAAACTGAACCATTAAGATAATAATTAACTGATGAACCACCACCAGTTGAATTTGGAAAATTAGCCAAAGTACCATCACCTCTAACATATTGTGAAACTAAACCAGCACCTGTTACAGCTATATCACCACTTGAAGTTATAGGACTGTTTGTAACACTAAATGCTGAAGGCATAGTTAAACCTACTGAAGTAACAGCCGATGGTATATCAGCAGCAGTAATAAAAGGATTAACACCATCTTCACCATCATTAGTTAAATCACTTGTATTAGTAGGTATTACATTGTAAAGTTCCCAAACAGCAGCTCCAACAGTTGCATCAGTACAAATGTAAGTTGTTCCATCATCTAAAGTCCAAAATGAACCAACTTTAAAACGTAAACTTGCATCAAAAGAAAAGTTAGGAACTGCATTAAAACCATTAGTTGAATTTCTTATAAACCCATTGTTGTCAAATACGTGTCTAATTCCACCTTGCCACATATCCTCATAATCTACACCACATATACGAGAAACACCACCACCTTGACCAAAGTCATAACTTCCTTTTCTAATTGAAGAATTATTTTCTAAAAGAATAGCATCATCATTGTTTAATAAAATATCAGTACCACCTGTATTATTTCCTAATACTAAAGTTTCTGCTAATGTTTGTTCACCTCCACCACCAGTTACTTTATTAATATTTACTTGTATTACTTCTTCAGTAATATTTAAAGTAACTTCTTCAATAGTTTCACCAACATTAATATCAATAACTTCAACTATTTCAGTTGAAATAATATTAATATTTTCATTAGTTTCATTTACATTTATGTTAATTTCTTCACACATAGTTATCTTGTTACATCAGATTTAATCAAGAAATTACCACTTACATAAGTCTTAATACTACCATCACCAAACTCAATTTCTATATCGTATATGTAATTAAAAGCACAAATATTAATTATTTGTTCATTTATCTTAAATAAACCATTTGCTGCATTAGTTATTGTTAAACCAGCATTTGCTACTGAAGTTAAAGATAAAGCTGGAATACCACCATATTCTTTTCGCAACTGCATTCTAATAATAGCATCTTCTAAACTATATGGTTCATCGTTTAATAGTAACTCAAAAGTTACTTGTTCAAATGTGTCTCCTTTAATGCTTTGAAAATTTAATCCCATCTTTAGTTTTGTTTTCTATTTTTTTTAAAAATATTTCTAACTTCTTAATGTTAGCTTGTTTTGGTTTATACTTATTTATCATAGTACCCATCCAGTAAAATAAGCATCTCTATCTGGATACATATCACCATTTGAATTAGCATTGTATTCAGGAAAATCTGCTTGATTAAAACACATAAAATCTATAAACCTATTTGTGTAATGTTGTGCAATATCCCTTGCTTTTTCTACCAAGAAATCAATTTCATTCTTTTCTACATTTGTAGCGTTTTCTGATGTATGTTTGTAGATGCCTTTTCCAGCGATTGTAATGGCTAAAAACGGCAAAGCTTCAACCATTGACCAGTGTATTACCATTGGCTTAATATACTTGCTTAAAAGCGTTGTATATGGTTCTATTAAGTCATCATTTACAATATCATCATTTAGTCTATTAAATAATTGTGTCCCTAAATATGTTTGTATATGTGTATCTTGTGCTATTTTAACATATTGAACAAATTTATCTACATCAATATTTCCATTTAATGCTGTAAATCTAACAATATCATCTCTCGTAACAAATAATGCTTGTGCCATATCTTAATTTGTAAATCCCATTTTATCCCAATACTCTTGTGTAAAACCTTTTGTTGGCATATCTGCTGGTTTCATAGCAACTTCTTTTTCATTTCTAATTCTATAACCATACTTTTCAGCAGTTGCAGAACTAATATTTTTTGCATTTGGATTTGTAGGGTCTATTTTAACACCTTCAAAATTTGCATAAGTTCTACGTAACCATTTGTGTTCACATCTTGGACCACCTTTGTACAACCAAATAGAATAATTATCAGCACCATTTTTTCCAAAACCAGCATTTACTGCTTGACTTTCCATTGCAATAATATCTTCTTTTCTATATACCTTATCAGCATTAATCATTTTATTGCAAAATTCACGTTGTCCAGTAGCATTACCACTATAAACATATCTTGTTATGAATTGCACACCATCAATAGTTTCATCTTGTTCAGGACTTTTAGCGTTTGGTCTTGCTATTCCTGTTGAAACAAATTGCCATATTTTAGATAATGTACTTTTGCTTTTTTTATTATTTTCGTTTATGAAATTAATTTCAGCATCATATTCATCTTCTTTTTCATAATCAACTTCTACTTCATCAACTAAAGTCCATTCATTACCCATAATTTCACCTTTAGCAATTAAAGCATCAGCAATATCAGAACTCAAACAAGTGTGTGAACTTAAACCAGTTTCTTCTTTTACTTGTTCATCTGTTTGTGCATTGTCTAATTCAGTAAATTCTAATGGTTGAATAGTTTTAAAGTATAATTTTAAACTAATATCATTATAGAACAATATTTCGTTTAATGCTTCAATAATTTCGTATTGGTATGGTTTAATAACTATATTATCAAATAATAGCGTAGCAGTCTTTATTTCATCAGCATTGTTACCTAAACCACCATCACCATTTCTAATTCCTAATAACATAGGTGAAGTAACTCTATGTCCTACTATTAACTTATTAAAGCATTCATTACTTAAATATTCATAGTGTGCTGGTGCATCTGTTAATGGTATATCTTCAACTGTTGTTTTACTTTCAGCGTTTGCATTAAAAGCTACAATTACCTTATCACCTCGTGAACCAGTTAGTTTGTTTTTAACATCAGCTTTAATTTGGTCACGCATTTCTTCAGTTGGAATACCATTGTTAAAATTGATAACTTTAGTTCCACTGAAGCCATTTTTTACATCGTTTATTTGATAAACAGATATTTCTTCTTCAAGCATAGCGTAATCTAAAGCACCATTATAATCAACTGGTGTATAATAGTGGAATGTTGGTAAATAAGGTTTAATAACCATTATTTCTATTTCATTACCATTACCAAAACCAAATGCTGGTATTCTTTTTAATACTTCAGAAGGTTTTACTTTACTCCAATCTGCACAATAAAAGTATGCTTCTATTTGTCCTTTATCATTACATTTTTCTGCCCGTAATGTATGAATAGGAAAATGCTCAACTTTAACTACTTTATTCTTTTGCTTTACTATTTGCATAGAAGCCATACCCATTAGTTTGCGTTCTAAACATACTTTACGCAACATATCTGGTTTAAATAAAGTTTTCATTTGTGCATATTCATTTGGCTTTCTTGATGCATCTAAAGCATCTAAACCTTTACCATATATCATATTAGATATACCTGTAATAATAGCACCATTTGTAGTTGAATATAAGAACCTATCAATTAAAAACTGAAAGTAATTATTATCATCACCATATTCTATATAACCTTGCTTTTTATTTTCTTGTATTTTAGGTGATGTATAAGCACTTAAATTTACAATAGAAATATTTGAATTACTCATAAACTATATAATCATTAGTTGTTTGATTTGCTACATATTGACCATCGTTAATTGAAAAATTAGCAATAACTTGATTTGTGCAAAATATTTTATCTTTATAAACTACATCAGTATTATTAAGAATAGATAACGTATAAAAATTACCTTCTTTTAAATCAAATGTAGCTGTTGTGTATAGATAATAACCATCTATATAAAAATCAGATGTTATAGTAGTACTTTCATTTGTCATTTCATTTACTAAAACTATTGATGTAGCACTATAAGTTCTTGGAATGAATTTCAAAGATTGTTCTTCTACTTGCTCTTTTAAAATTATCATTATCTTTTTATTTAAAAATAAAAGTATATTGAAATTGTTTTAAAATAAAAAAGGGACACTTAAAGCATCCCTTAATTAAAAAACAAAAAAACAATTATTAATCTGTAATAATTACATTAAATCCAGTAGTTGACAAATCATTTAACAAGAAGTTTGCTGGAACTGGTTCCATTCCTGTAAGTGTCAAAGTGTAACCACTCAAATCTCCCATCGCAGCTCCAGAAACAATAGTTCCACCTGTTACATCCATTCCGTGTTCTAATCCACAATAAAAGAAATTACCATTGTTATCTTCAACAATTACTTGTGGTCTACCATAAGACAAAAGCTTAATTTGTTTGTTGTCTGTTATTGATAATTTTTTCAAAGTCAATGCCAATTCTTGTTGAAAGAATGTAGTTCCATTTTCTCTAGAAGATGTAATTGTTTGTGTAAAAGATGAATTACCTTTTAACTCATATCTGTAAGCATCTGGAGTTCCAGTTATTTCATCAACAGCATCTGTTTGGTCACCTGTACCATAAGTAAAACCTGTTACTTCACCCCAATTTACAAAGTAAACTGCTTTTAATCCACCATTGCTATCTTTGCAAGGTTCTAATCTACCTAAACTAATATCACAAGCCATATTTTTATATATTTAAAGTTAAAAAAAAGGTGGTGTTTATTGCACCACCCTTAATTTGATTAATAATTAATTATTAGTTAGCAGCGTTAGTAATACCGTAAGTTGTAATATCTTCAACTATTCCGTATTGTACACCAGCAGTAAATCTCATCACAACTCTAACGTTTTGTGAACCATCAATATCAGCCATATCAATAACTTTTACTTCTTGGTTGTCTGCTAATAAACCAGTACCAAAAAATAAGTTAGATTTTTGAGCAGCAATAGCAACTGTTGGTGCTAATCCTTGTGCAACAAATATTGGAATTCCATCAAAAGAAAGTGAACCATTATTCCACCATTGTGTTCCCATTGTGTTAGTACCATTAGCACCTAAACCAGAAGCACCATAACCGCCTAAAGCTCTTACGTATGCTCTCGCTGTTGCTTGAGAAACGTATAAGTATAAATCTTCTTTTCCGTATAATGCAGCTGGAATAGCATCAACTATTTTACCAAGTTCACCGATAACTGTTGAAGCAGCAGTAATTTTAGTTCCATCAGCAGCAATTTCTTGAGCAGTTGGTAAACTAGCATCTAAAGTAAGCAATCTTGTAAATCCGTTAAATTCTCCAGCATTAGCAGTAACACCTGCCCAAATGTTTTTTTCTGTTTTTTCAGCAACTTTAGCAGCAACGTGTGCTAATAAGAAATCTGCAAAACTTGGGGGAAGTGACGTAAATGCCGAGTACCCCATTTGAATGCTTTCCCAATCACTGCGAAAATCTTTCTTGCACAAGCTCAAATTTACCTGAAATTCTTCGGGTTGTAAGATTTTTTCTGTTAAAGTTAAAGTAGAAGTTGCATCAAAATCACAAGTTGCATCTTTTACGATAGCATCTGTACTTACTTTTTTGATTACTTCTTTGTAAGTAATATTAGGTTTTACTTCAATGCCACCATTTTCGATAGTTGAAGCAGAAAGAAGTGCTGCAGAAATATATTTACCTGCAAAACTTCCCGCATAGGTTGTTGTAATACTTGTTGTTGTAGCCATTTTTTATTTAATTTTTATTTTTATTATTTGTTTAATTTACTCAATACTACATCTAATGTTGTAGCTTGTCTTTTTTTAGAATATAAATTCATTTTAACTTCATTAGTAGCTTCTGGATTGTGTGATAAAACTTCAATGTTATCATTTGACAATTCAACTGTTTCTGTTTTTACACTTTTCAATTCAGCAATTTCTGCTCTTAATTTTTCAATTTCAGAAAAAAACATTTCTTTAGTTACACTTTCAACTACTCTTTTAGGTGTAGCTACATCAGCATTCATTTCTTCTTCTTTTTTAGTAGTTTCTACTTCTACTTCAACTACTGGTGCTTCTTCTTCTTTTGGCATTTCAATAGATGCAATAACACCTTCTACTTCTACTTTTAATACGTTACCATCTTCTAACATATACTCACCAACTGGCATTGGTACTCTTTCTTCTTCATTAACAATAAAGATTGCCATTTCTGGTTCAAATGTTTCTGCTTCAATAACAGTAACACCATCCATTAGTTTCATTTGAGCAAGTTTAACTTCCATACCCAAAAGTTCTTTGATTTGATTTACTACGTTCATATTTATTTTTTTGCGTTACTTATTATTTTATTTACTCCATCTGAAAATGCATTTACTAAATCATCATAATCATTATTTTTAAAAATAGCATCTATTTCAGGTGGGGTTGGAACTCCTAATTCTTTTGCCATTACTGATGCTTTTCTTGCATTTTCTATTGCCATAGCTTGACCTTTTCCAGCTTCTTTTAATACATCAGATGCATTTGATACAATTTCAGCTACCATATTTGGTAATTTTTCTAATGAATTCCATATGGAATTATTATATGCTTTTAAAACCATATCAATTCCTTTTTTTGCATCATCAACAATTCCTAATTCTACTTTTTGACTTTCTAATTCTACTTTGTCAAATAACTTGTTACCAATCTTTGTTACTTCTGGTGTCATCTATTTTTTTATTTAAAAATTAATTAATTTATATTTGTTATAAATTGGTTAGCCATTTGTTCTAACCATTGTTCTAACTCCATCAACTTGTGTTACTGATGATGTACCTTGTGCAACTGTTGAACCAATACCTTGATTGATTAATTCACCTTTGCAACATTCTGATGAATATGTGCTATCATCACATAAACAACCTCTTTTAGCGTCCTTTGGACTTGTGTACTTGTTTTTTCCCATTTTAAATATGTTAAACATTAATTAATATTTGTTTTATTTTTTCAATCAATTCTAAATCTTTACTTTCTTGTAAATTTAATTCTGCTTTTTCGCTGAAATATCCTTCTATGCTATATCCTTGATATTTACCTTCTTTAACATCATTCCATACTTCATCATTATCTATTCTTTGAACTACAACCCAAGCACCTTCAACAGCATTTAAATTGTAAATAGCTGACTTGTCTTTTTTAACATCTTCAACTATCCAACTTTCTATTGTGTAAACACCTTCTGTTTTCTTTTCGTGTTCTAATGTTGAATTATGTATTTTAAGTTTCTTTAAATAAAGTTCTGATGCTTTTCTTACTGTATCTTTTGAGAAACGAATGTTATATTCATAATCACCATTTCTTCTGTAAATATCTTTTTCTGGTATTAAAGCTAAACCAATTACTATTCTTTTATCTTCATCAATAGTTTTTAATTCTACTTTGTGTTCATTTAATGCAACCCAATTTTCTTCAATGGCTGGAAATTTAACTAAACTAATTGCATCAATCCCATCTTGGATATTTTCTTCGTCTATATCTAAATAAATAGTTTCTAACTTTTTCATTATTCTTTTTTTTAAAAATTAAATTATTTATATTTTGTTTTAAATAAGTATCATTAAGTCAAAAAAACATAGTTAATGATACTTTTAACTAACATTATCCTAAAGTAGCATTTTGTACTATGCCTCTATTTAAACCTTGTTGTGTAGTTACATCCGAACCAACAACAAATGCTTTTATTGGTTGACTATCTCTATTAGCCATACTTTCTGCTATTTGATTTGCACCACCTTGACCAACTACATTAAATTGTGGAGCACCACCACCACCACCAGCACCACCTAAACTTGGAGCAGAACCACCACCACCACCTTTAGGTGTTTTAACTGCTAATATTTTTTTAACTTGTAATAATCCAGTTGCACCTGTTAAGATTGCTTGAGCAACAGCATAACCAGGAACTGGAACTTTAGAAAAAGCAGCTAATTGTCCAGCAATAGCAGTATATGTAGATATGGATGCAGCAGCAACAGCAGCTATCTTACCAGCATTAGTACTTTCACCTAATTCATTTGAAGCTAAAGATAAACCAGCTGAAACTACATCTAATAATTTTAATTTTGCTTCTGCTTCTGCTTTTGCTATTTCTGTTCTTGCATCAGCATTTTCTTTTAATAATTTTGTACGTTCTTCTTCTGATATATTAGTAGCTTCAGTAATTAATCTTTCTTGTTCTGTTAATGCTTCTAATTTTGCTTCAAAAGCTAAAGCATCATTTTCAATAATTAATTGTTCTTTTTCTAATTTTTTATTAAACCTATATGTATCAATTTCATCTTGTGTAGTTGTAATTTGATTTTCTATTTCTTGTTTTTTAGATGCATATTCATTTTCAGCATCTATTCTTGCTTGTGTACCTTCTTTAGTTGTTTTAATTACATTTTGTAATCTTTCTAATTCTTGTGTTTTTGCAAATTCTAAAGCAGATTTTTTAGCTAATAAAACTTTTTCTTCATCTTTTAATCTTTCAGCATCAAATTGTTTTTGGTCTATTGCTAATTGTGTTTCAGCTTCATTTTTGCTTTTTGTTAAATCTAATAGTTCTTTATTAAGTGCTAAATCATTTGCTTTTTGTTCTGACCTTAAACCCTCAATTTGTGCTAAAACACCTTCCCTATTTGCTAAAGCATTTGTTAAAGCAACTTGATTTTCTATACTTTTGTTTTGTTGTAACGTAGCATTTGCAGCAGCTATTTGAGCATCAGCAGCACCAAGCATAGCTTTTTCTTGATTGTTTAAAACATTTTTTAAATCATTATTAGCTTTTATTCTATCATCAACACTATTCCTTTCTTCATCTCTAATCTGTCTTAATTTTTCTGCTTGTCTATCATATTGTTCTACTAACCTTGCTTGATTTGCTTCTGCTAATTTTGCGTTATTTTGTAATTGTGTATTTGCTTTTGCTTGTTCATAAGCAGCAGAAACAGATATTTTAGAAACACCATCAATAGTTCCTTCAACTACTTTACCTACTTCACCAATAGCTGTTCCAATATTAGTTGCAACTTTCTTACCAGCTTCTACTGCATTTTTACCAACCTCAATAATATTATCTTTTGTTCCAGCAATTCTTTGATTTAATTCTTTTATTTTTTTAGTGTCACCATCACCAAAGAAACTTTCTTCCCAAGCAAGTTTTGCTTCATCAATAGCTAAAGATATTGCATAGAAACTTAATTTTAATGGTGTTAATGATAGTGTAATTAATCCAGAAACAACTGCTGATAACCCTTTAAATCCATCACTCGATTTATTTACCTTTTCAACAACTGAAACAACTACATCAACAACTTTAGTAAATACATTTACAACAGTTCCAAAACCAGTAGCAACTGCATCAGCAACCTTTTGATTGCTCATAAATACTTCTTTTAAAGTACCCATAGCACTAATCACAAGACCAATACCCATAGCTTTAATTGCTAAACCTACACCCTTAAAACCATCAGCTAAAGTCTTTGTGCTTTTCTCAACTTCATTTGTGCTTTTACCAACTTTTTTTACTTCATCAGTTGTAGTATCTAAATTTTTATTTAAAGATTTAATTTCTTTAGTTACATCTTCAATGTTACTATTTATCTTTAAATTTATTTCTTTGTTTTCCATTCTCTTTTTATTTGTTTAAATGTTCTTGACCAAGTTGTTGGTAATTCATATTTACCTTTAGCTGTTTCTATTGTTTCAGATTGCCCGTAATGCTCATCTAATTGTAGCATTTCTAATATTAACTTTATCATATTCCAGTTTGTGTTACAATTATGTTTTCAAGTTTTGCTGTTGAACCACCTATTTTATATTGTATTGTTATTAATTCAGTTCTGTCTAAACCAGTTGTGTTTTCTGGAACTGTAACTGTTAATGTTATATCACTTATATTATTACTTGGGTCACTATAAATCAAATATCCAGTCGAAGTTTTTACATTAAAACTATCATAATCATTTAAGTATATTTCTAAATCAAATGTTAATTCTTCTTTGTCTGTTTGAATTATATCCATACTTGCAAATCTATAACCTACAGTACTTGCTGCATCAACACCTCTATAATCTGTTAATAGTTCTAAATCAGTTTCACCAGTTGTTAAATCAGTAGTAAAAGAATTTATAATATATCTTTTATTTCTTATTACTAATCTATCATTTAATGCAATTCCTAAAGGTATTCCAGCACCATTTGTTACACTACTTCCTAATAAACTTGGTGGCAATAATGCTTTTGCTTTTACTAATCTTGTTTTTATGTTATAAAGATTATCTATAAAGTTTTTATAGTGTCTAAAATACAATCCTTGTGGTGCTAATTGGTTTAACCAACTTGATTGTTCATTACCAAAATTCATAGTCATTAATTGAGAATGTGTAACATCTGTTGGCATATTATCATATTCATTTGAAAAGCGATGATAATCATTTATTTGTGTTGCTGCGCCAGTTGTATTTGTAACATAAATTTGGTCTGTTCCAGTTAAATCGCTTACTCTTTGGTTTTTATAAATAAGCATAGGTTTTGGAATGTATGGTTTTAAATCCTTATCTATTAAAGTTGCAGTCTGAAATAATTTTCCTTGTTTTGGAACTTCAAATAAAACATTCTCAAAAGGTAACTTAATATCATAAGTTGAATTTTCTGTAATCCTTTCTGAATTATAAATTAAGTCACCATAGTTTTGTTGGTATAAACCTTTATACGCTTCATTTAAGATGTTTTTACTCTCTTCATAAGTAAAGTTAATACTCTTGAATAACTTTGGCTTATTTATGCTCATTTCGTCTTCATACGTATACTCTGTAATATCTAATATCTTACCAGCATTATAATACATTTCAAGCGGTAAAAATTCATAAGTATTATTCTGTCTTGGAATAATCATTAAATTAAACGCTTTTATTATACCAGTTATAAAATCTATAATTTTCATATCTGGCATATAATTACCTATATTTATTATAGAAGTTATATTATTAATTGAATTTGTTATTACTCTTGAATAAAAACTTACAAATTGCCCAAAACCACTATAATCATAATATTGTCTATGATACAATAATGACGCTCTATAAGTTAATGGAGAAGTCGATGATAATTTAAAAGTATATCTATGATTTGCAGTTGCGTCATCTCTTCTTCTTACTATATCAACTTGTATATCTTGAACTCCAGTTTTTGTAATAGTTGAAAGTAAAACACCATTTTTATAAGTATATAAAACGTAAGGAATAGTAGTAAAACCAGTATCTGGAGTTATAACAATATCTACATAAAATCTTTGACTATTACCACTTGCACTACCCCAGTTCCAATTTGTTGTTAAAGTGTCTGTTGTTAAATTAAATTCTGGAAACGTTGAAGTATATGGTGAACTAGTTGTAATAGATGTAAAATTTAAAGTTTGTGGCTCTGATATAAAATTCATAGCTAAACTTGGCTTTAAATATAAATATAATTCAGTCCATTGTTTTAAATTAAAAAAACTTCCATTAAAATTAACTCCATATTTTGCTTCTATTCTTGCAAATATATTTTGTACTGTTATTGCTGGAAATAACTCATTCCATTTTATTGCCCCTCCTACTGTAGTTATATCTGTTGGACTTCCATCTTGATAACTATATTTATTTGCGTTACCTATTAATGGATATCTAACATTAAAAAAACCAGTTATCCTATTCCTTACCTCTGTGCTGCTATATGTATGGTTAAAACTTGTAAAATCTAAACTTTGTAACTTATCATCTTTGATAATGTCTTTTAACTGAACCAAGTTACCATAAAACGTAACTGTATAACTTTCAATAAACCCGTCTTTTTTATCCGCTTTTTCTAATTGAATAGTTCCGTCTTTGAATCTGTGTGTATTAACCTCAATAAAAGCATCGTATCTCATTCTATGGTCAAATCCATTATCAATACTGCTTTCGTACCAATGTGATAATATTTGATTGTTATTCTTTGATGCTGGAATAGTAAAAGACTGCGTGTAATCTGTATATAATTTTCCTATATCATTTGCGTTCCCAATTTGGGAAGTGATGCTAATTTTTTCGTCTTTGAATAAATCTAGTCTTTGATATTCACTTCTATATATTTCAAAATCGTCACCATTAGCTACTGGTATTCCAGTTTCTAAATCAATTTTACTTGCATCATTTCCAGTTATCCAACTAATTAATCCCGCACTATCTCCAGAAGTAATCTTAATATAAAATCCCACATATTGATTTGTGGTCATTGTCAAGTCAACTGAAACACCTAAAAAAGGCGATGAATTACCAGCAGTAAATTGCCCACTAACAACTAAAGTATTTTTCTTTATATAAACTTCTGTACTTAATTTCATTATATGATATTATTAATTAGTTTATTTGCAAATTCAAACTCCAAAGTATAGTTAATAGTTTTATCATTAAGAGATGTTTTCTTTTGCATACTCGTAGTCTTAATTGTAACAGGTGTTCCAGGGTTTAATAATATAGTGTCACTTAACATCATTTGCTCAATCAATTCATAATAGTCCTCTGTTACCCACCCTGTATTGACTTTAATACTTTGGTTTCCGTTTATATTAAATGGCTTTGTCTGTCCTCTACGATAATCATAATCAACTTCTTTTTGCATTAAAGCATAATCACTATTTTTTACATCAATAGAATTGTAACTTGCTTTAAAAAATGGAAATTGATTCCAACCTCCTAGCTTATTTACGAACCACATAATTTGAATAGGATATTTTGGCTCACATATTTCTTCAGTTTCTATTTTATAAATTTTTCCGTATTTTTCACTATATATTTCAACCCTTACACTTTCTTTATATATTAAAGGAATTGCATAATTAAAAAAATCATCAACTCCAGAATAAAACATTTCATCTTTTAAAACAGCTTCATTTTTATCTGTCCATATAGCATTATATTGGTCTGATGTGTCTTTACATATAAAATTATAATAAGGTATAGCAGTACCCCAATATACTTTTATTAATTGGTTTGCTAATAATAAATATTCTCTATTTGCAGCTACAAAATTCATTCCTTGTTCTACTGTTGAATAGCCATTTACCGCACAAAAAGATACTGTATCTAACAAAGTAAATTCAGTTTCATTTGTTTCATAATAAGTTTTATATTCTCCTATGCACCATTCCTTATTATCGGCTTGAATTATTGTACTTGACGTATATTTCAATTTAAACTTATCTATATATTCTAGAATAAATGGTGATATATTGTAATTAGTTTCTATTTGAGTTACTGATGCAATTCCCTCACTCATTATGTAAGTTGGATTTGTAGGTCTTGTACCTCCCTTATTCCAAAGTCTTAATTCAACCTTTGTTCTTATTTGACTATCTTGGTCAATTATAACTTGATAAGGACTTCTTGCTAATATTACATTCATTTTATTTATTTGTTATTGTGTAATCTATTAATGTTTCTATATCGTCTCCAAATGCTTTTATTAAATCTGTATCTATGTATTTCTTATATCCATCTTCAAATGGTTTTGTAAAAAATAAAGAAGGTTTAATTCCCCTTGCCCATACATTTTTTGCTATAATATAACCTATTGATTTATAATTGCCTTTTACAAATTTACCTTTTGCATCACGTAATCTTATGTTTCTAAACTTTGCCCATTGTTCAAATGGTGCTGATGGTATTCTTCTTTTAAATTTAAATCTACTATTTGGTGCTTGTTGCCCTTTTATCTTTGCGTTAGGTGATACCTGTGATGGGTCTGCACCTTTAACACCTTCATCTTGATAAAAGCCATAATCAGGCATACTAAACCCTAATAAGAAATAATCTTTTTCAAATAGTATTTCACCTTTAATATTATTATAAAGTTGTTTAGAAACGTTCTTATTCCCTTTAGATAAATTACTTCTGGCTTGTTGAATAACATATTTTTTATATGCTTCTAAAACTTCTTTAGTAGATGTTAAATTATTAGCATTCATCTTCGCAACTTGTCATTTCATTAGCAACCATAACATCAAATGTAACTGTCCAACCAGCTATTTTATTTTCAAATCTATCTACAAATGGCTCACAATTAGGTGTGCCTTGTAACTGATATAAATCATCAAATAAACTTCCTCTACGTAATACTTCTAACAATCTATTAATAACCATTAGTTGTGTATGCAGTACATCTTGTTCATTATCATTTGTTAAAAATTGGTCTGTTTGTTCAGTCTTACTAAAGTCAACAACATCCATACATAGAACTGATATATTAAACAACCAAGTGTTGCCATTGTATGTAGCATTGTTTACTATAATATGCGATAAAGGGAATATAGTTTGTTTGTTTAAATCAATTTCAAATATATCACCAGATGAAACTGTATTAACAAATATATCTTTATATAGTTGGTCTTTTATTGCTGTTGTTATTTGGTAAAATCCTTTCATTATTTACTTCTTATTAATTCAGTTTCTATTTCGTTCTTTTCTTTTTCAAATGTTAAAAATGTTAATGCAACTGAAAGTTTAAGTCTGGAAATATCTTCAAATCTTCTAACGTCTCCCTGAGCAATAGCATAGAATGATGAATACCAACCCCATTTACTTCCAAATTGTGATTGTTTACTATACTCTGAAACTCCTTGTTGTTCTCCAAATAGTGTATCGTAGACTTCAGTAATTCGTTGCCTAAAGTGTAAAAAAAAACCACAGCACCTAATGCAACATCAAGTGGCATATATTTCATAGCATCACAATATGTATAACTTCCGTTGTATTCTTCTATTTGATATTTATCTTTTAGCTTCTTTGTTATTGGTCTGTATAATACTGCCATTGCATTATGCATCTTATCCCAATCACTAATGTATTTATCTAAATCAGTATATTCACCTAATGTAATTTCATCAAGGTTAGTTATAAAACCAAACTCTGTATTGCCTAATTTAAATGTTCTTTTCAAATCATATTTTTGATTGAATAGATTTGATAGGTTGCTTGTTATTTCATTAACATCTTTGAAACTTATTTTAGCAGCATTCTTTAAATCTATACCACAAAATATTTCTACCATTTTATGTTGAAGAAACTCACCATCAGGATTATCTTTTGCAATAGATAAAAACTTTTGATACTGCTCTAATGTTATTTCTGATAAACTTGTTGGTATTGTAATCTGTAACTTCATTGTTTTTTATTTAAAAATAAAATAAAGTGCAAATTGTATTAAACAAAAAAAAGACCTACATTTCTGTAAGTCTTAATTCAACCATTATTAACCAAAATTTAAACCAATTCTTCTACACTTTCTATTTTTCTATAAACTAAATTCATATCATAAAATTTCTTCATAGCATCTATTTCATTATAAGCATAGACTTCTATTTCTATATCTGTGCTTTCATCATTACGTTGTGTCCAATAAGTTATTCTATACTTTGTCATATATGTTTTCATTTGTTTGTTATTTGATACAAATATAATTATTTTGTTTTAAATAAAATACATTTTAACATTTCTTTAACATAGTAACTTATAAGTTACGTTTCAAAGTTTTCATCATATATCATTCCAATATGCAAATCAATTAAAGCTAAAGACTTTCTTCTTATTTCTTTAATCTTAAATGCATCTTCTTTACTTATCATTCCTGTATCAAATCCTTCAACTGAACTTAATGCTTGATTGCACATAGATATAATTTCATATCTTGTATCACATTGTTCAAACTCCATATTTTCAAAAATCAAATCATCTTCTTCTTCTTTCATTAGTCTAAATATTGTGCTGCTACACTATACATTTGTTTCATCTTTTTTATTTCACCTACGTTTCTTGGTAAGTTAATTTGAACTTCTTTATTAGTCATATGATGTATATAACATTGAATAGCTGCTATTATTTGTCCGTAAGTCATTAGTATATAAAGTAATTACCTTTGTGTGGATTTTCTAATTGACTTGTCATAGCATATCGCATAGCATCTATTGCGTGATTATATGCATCTATTGGTCTATTCATTTTAATTCCTGTTTTATCAGTTTGCCAAATGTAATTACGTAATTCATTTATTAAGTTCTTGCTTCTTGATGTAACATAAACTTTGTTTTGATTAATTAAATTAAGACCAAATAAGATACTATCTTTTCCTTTTGTAACTGGTAATACATTGTGTCCATAACTATTTAATTCAGCTATTGATTTTGGCTCAGCACTATCAGCGTAAACAATTTCGTTTACATTATTTGCTTTTAACAAATTAGATATTTCACTATTTAATAAACCCTTTTTATAAATTACTTCATCAAATATATATGCATCATTGTATTTATACATAGTTACTAATGATGTTGGGTCATTTGAATATCCAAAATCCATTCCGTAACATAATATTCTTGCATCAGTTGGTAAATCTATTTCTTGCCAATCTGGAATACATACACCTTCTAAACTTCCTGTTTGACCTAATCCATAAACTTGCCACCAGTTTGCCCAATATGTAGATGTTAATGCTTTTACTTTAGCTGCTTCTATTTCATTTACTATTGTTTCTGATAATGCTTCATTGTCTAAATAAGTCAATGTAATAAAATCAGTATCGTTTTGCGTTAGTATTTCTTTATCAACCCAAAATGCTGAAGTAGGATTATAATCTAACCATATATCACCAGATGTTCTAATTGCTAATTGATAGTAACTTTCAAAATCTATATTGTTGCACTCGTTTACATATAAAATGTTTCTTCTTGCACCTCTTAATTTATCTGGTTGGTCTACACTAAAAAATTCAATATAACTTCCGTTTGCAAATGTATATTTTAAAGTAGACTTATTAAACTGTGCATCATTATATCTACCTAATGCCATTATAATCTTTAAGAAGTCTTTTAATGCACCTCTACGCAAATGTGGTATGCTTTCAGATACTACACTTATTTCTAAATTTGGTTCTTTAATTGCTTTATCAATTAGTAAAGGTAGAATACCAAATGTTTTACCAGCTGATGTTCCACCTCTAATAACTTTAATACGCTTCTTTAAACGCAATAACTTTCTAATTGCAGTAGTTAATATAAACTCCATAAGATAATGCTTTAAACTTCATCTAAATCAATATTAAAGACAGGTTGTTCATTTGTTAAAGTTATATCTTTTGTTTCTCTTGGTTTACCAGCATAGTAATTATAAAATAATTGTGTGAATTTAAAATCACCATTTGCTAATCCTTTTTCTAATGCTGCAAATGCTAAAGGTTCTAATGGTGTAAGTTTCTCAATCAATGCTACTTCTTCTGCTTTTGGTTTACGACCAGCAGTTGTATGCCCACCATTAAATTTTCTTTTATCTTCCATAATTAAATAAATTTATTATTAATTTAAAAATAATAGTTTTTATTTATTGTTTTCATTAACGTGTTTAGTATAAATCCAATTTACAAGTATATCTGTTTCTTTATTTTCTAATCCAGCTTCAACAACTGCTGCTTGTTTAAATCCAGCTTCAAATGCTAAAGTCATTAATTTTATAACTTTATATTTTTTCATAATATTATTGTTTATACAACTTACCTAATTCAATAGCTATTTCTTTCCAATCAGTTCTACCTTGTTTAATATATCCACTTACTACAAATCTATTATATGCTTTTGTGTATTTATTATATAGTATGTATGCTCTTTGTTCTGGTGTCATAAGTTTTCTATTTCTATTTTTACTTTTTCCCAATATGCTTTTGTTACTGTTTCATCATAGTCACTATAATCACAAGCAATTTCTATTAATTCATTTATTGCTATCAATGCACATTGTTTTAATTGATTATCAAATACAATAGGATTGCCAAAATCTTTGTTTAATAAATCATCATACTTACTGTACAATTCATCTGCTTTTTCTTGTGGTGTCATAAGTTCACTTGTATTTTCATTATTGCACAACTCATTTTATGATTATCATTTTCTAAATCACAATATCTACATTTGCCATTAGGATAAAACATATCACAATTATCTGCATCACCTTCTCTATTAAACATTCCATATGATTGCCATACTTTTGATGCTGGTGCTGTAAACCTGTAACAGTATTCTTTTGATGGGCATAAACTATCATTACATTTTGCTATATCTGCCATAACTTTATATCTATTATTATTAATACTAATGCTATTGATATTTCATTTTTACCAATTACAATTCCTAAACTAAATCTGTCGGTGTAGTTTGTTTCTATTCTCATCTTATTAAAGTTTAATGTTTCTATTCATTTTATATAATGCTTGTAATCTTTCTACAATTATTTGCCATTGTTCAGTACCTTCTGTTTCTATTAGTAATTGTTGTATGTTGTTTACTATGTTGTAATTGTTTCTTGGTTTTTGTAAGTTAGTAATTGTTTCTTGCAAGTTTGCTATTTCGTCATTTAGTTTCATTACATCTATTTGTAGACTTTGTATTAATTCATCTTTAGTCATATCTAATATATCTGGTGTTGCATAATTTAATCTTTGCATTATTTGTTTTCTAAATAGTTTTAGTGTTGGATTAAACTGCTCAAACATATCATAATTCTTCAATGAATGTAATACTGTTGCGTGGTCTTTTCCTACTGATGCACCAATAGCTTTTAATGACTTCTTTTTATCTATTTGTTTTAATACTTTATAATAGATTGCACGTGCTTCTATTGTTTCTCTTTTACGTGTTACTTCATTTATATCTACACCTGTTATTTCTTGTATTGCTTTTTTTAATTGTAATGTTATTTGCGTTTCCATCTAATTTTTATTTTTTGTTTTTTACTTTGTTTTATTAATTCTGTTAGTATATTAAATAATACTATTTCTAATGCTAAATGTATTCCCTGACATTCTTCGTATAGTTCTGCTGCTTCATACTCTTTTAATATAAATCTTATTTGTTCAATAGTCATTCCTTGCTCTATTTCATATAAGGTAATATTATAATGTTCTGTTGCTTTATCATTCATTAGAATAGCTTTTGTTGTGCTACGTGGTTTTTTATTCTTTGAATTGCTTTATCGTAATACTCTTTATCTAATTCGCAAGCTGTTAATTCAAATCCGTAGTCGTGACAAGCTATTGCTATTGAACCACTACCAAGATGTGTGTCAAGTATTTTATCATTTTCTTTTGCGTATTTATCTAAAATAAACTTATATAAGTCAATTGGCTTTTCAGTAATATGTATTTTTTTAGGCTTTTCGTAATCTACTTTTAAATTATCATTAAAGCCTTGTAAATTTCCTAAATTAGTAAACCTTATAAAATTAGATTTTTTTAAAAATGAAGTCCAAATTAACTCGAATTCAGATATATTTTCTTTTTTAATTTTACTTTGAGAAATTGACTTGCCTCTAACTGCTTCCGAAAAAGTTTTGTTCCAACAAATCCAACCTTGTGTGTGTGGCAAATTAAAATAATTAGCACCAAAAATCAACTGTTCTTTTGAAACTCTAAATAATTCATTAAAATATAATTCATTTGGTATATGGCTTTTTGTGTCCCATTTTGCAATATCAATACCATAAGGCGGGTCTACAATAGCTAAATCAAAATACTTATCAGGATAACGTGCCATCAATAACATATTGTCCTCGTTTGTTATTGTTATCTTATCTGTTACTTTCATAATACACCTCTTAATACATATTGGTTTAAATCCATATCTTCTTTACCAAAAAAGTATTTATAGTTAGATATTGCTTGTTCTAACTTTGCTTCACCTTTAGCGTAAAATTCATCACTACATTCAAATATTGCTATATCTAAACTTCCTTTGTCTATTGCAACAAAAAGAAAGTCATCAACACAAAACATCTTTTTATATAAATATGCTTGTAAATCGTAGCTATATTTATCAGCACTATATCTAAAGTCTTTAACACCTGTTGTTGTTTTTAAATCTATAATCATATTTGGCTTTAAGATATCTGCTTTTGCTCTAAATGGTATTCCATCAATCATTTCAATAGCTGGAATTTCTGTTTGTGATTTACTCATTAAACTCATTACTTCATTGTTCTTTAATAAAGCATCAGTTAATCTTTCAGCATCGTTGTATTCTTTTCTTGTGTAAACTTCTAAACCTTGTTCTTTTGCAAGTTTATATTCTTTTCCTGCTTTAGTTGCAACATCTACAATTACTAAATCATTTAATTTATGTGGTTCTAATATCATTGTGTGGAATAGTTTACCATCCCTTAATGCTTGGCTTTCATCAGAACCATATTGTGTAACATATTTATATGTTTTAGGTGAACTAATAAGCATCTTTGCTGAAGAACTACTTAATGCATTTTTACCTAAATATCCATAATAGAAACTATCATCATACATATTGTCTAATAGTTCTTGTTTATCCCATTGTTTGTTGTCAAATGTTGTTATCATATTATCTTATTTTAATGTTGTTTAATAAATCATAAGTGTTATCCATATCTAAAACTTCCCTAATTTGTTGTGCATAATCATCAGATGCATTCCATTCGTTAATCAAATCTTGCTTAATTGAATTAATCAAAGCTATTTGATATGTATTGCCTTCATTTTGTAAATCTAAAAGCATATCTAATTTTCTAATAATTTCTATTTTCATCTTAAATTACGTTTAAAAGGATTAATGAACCAGTGAAAAATACAACCCATAATAATAATGCTAATGCAAATTCTTTAAATAATGTTTTCATAATGTTTGTTTTTTAAATTGTTAATTGTTTAGCAAATATAAACAAGTTATTAATATAAAAGTGTTAATGAAATGTTAAAGTTTTAAAATAAAAAAAGGATAGCTATTAAACTATCCCTGATTTGCAAATCGCAATTTGTGTTGTATTGCTCTTATCTTATCGTTTATCTTTTCATCATTTAAACCTTTTAAATAAAGTGCTTCCCTTTTCTTTAATAGATTTGTTAATATAAATTCTAATTGTAAAGTTTCAAATTCTATTTTTGTTTCTCTATCCATTCTTCTTGTTCTTTTCTTAAATATTGTAATTCTCTTTCTAAATAATCTATTGCTTTTTCCAAGTCTTTTATTTCATCATCTTTTTTTCCAGCTCTACAAATATATTTTAATACATTAAACCTGAAAAAATTTAAATTATAATCTAATGCAACATTTATTAAATCATATTCTTTTTTAGAATTATAGTGTAGTGGTGTATTACTCATATTTTTTATTTTTAATTCTATTATTATTTCCTTTTAATGCTTCTTTAATTTTTAATTTTGTTTCGTTACTTAATTTTTTACCTAACCTTATTTCTCTTAAGTCTAAAACTGGTGTTTCAATAATTTTTTCAATACTCCAACCAAGTCTAAATCTTTTATTAAAAGTATTTCTGTTTATATTATATTTTTCGCATATATCTTGAATTACTAATGTTTCATTATTATATTCATAATATTTATTTCTTTTTGTATTTCTTGATTGAACTTCCATAGTAACCCATCTACAATTATTAGGTTCGTAATTTCCTTTACTTTCAATCCTATCTATGGTTAAATTTTTTTGCCATCCATTTTGAATACTCCAATTATAAAAATTAATAAAAGTTAACCATTCTTCACATATATTAACGTGAACATAAAATTTATTTGATTTAACTCTTTGAGTTACATTGTTCCAAGTCTTGTAAAGTGGGTGTTTAGATAATCCGTGTTTTATCATATTTTTATATTTAAATTAATAATTACAAATATAATCAATATATTTTACATATTACCTTAAATGATATTTATTTTGTAAATCTTTTTGAGTGAAAATTATATAATTCCATTGTTTTTTTTAATCCTTCATATTCTGTAAATTCTGCATTTACATTGTTTTCTTTATAATAAAATACTTCATTGTAGTTACTGATTTGATATTTTATAATATTATATCTGTTTGCAGTTTTTGCTGGTTTAATAACATAAGCTAAATCATTTTTCCAACATATTGCCATTGCTTTTATATCTTCTTCAGTTGGTGAAAATTTAATTTCTTTAACTTTCGCCATTAGTTACATTCTTTTTAAATATTGATTTTAATAATGCTGGATGCCAACCTTGTGATAAACAAATATCATAAAGTATTTTACCTAAATCATCAATATTAATATCATCAAAAGTTTCTATTGTTGATGTTTTACCATAAGATGTATATTTTATTTCCATTAGTCTATTCTTAAAAATTCAGCATTACCATTTTCCATAAACCATTCTTTATTTTCTTTGTACTTATCAACTACTGCATCAATCATAACTAATTCATCTATTGTTGATGTTTGCAATTTGCTAACTATATTTTCTATTGACCTTAATATATTCGTGGTCATTTCTGGGTCTGTTTTATAGACTTTTGTATATTCTTCAAACACTACTTGTTCAAGTTCTTTATTAAGTCTATTAATTAAATTCTTAATAGTTTGTCTATATTGTGTTGTAAAGATTAAACTTTCATTTGCTTCAAGTAATAATTGTGCTAATAATACTGATTTTAAATACTCTAATTGTATTGGATTGTCTTTCATAATATTTATTTTTTAAATGTTTCATTATACCAATATTCAAATTCTTCATCTTCCCAACCACCAATATAAGAACAACTTGCACTTCTCATTTGTTGTTTTTCCATTTCTTTTGCTTGTTCAAGCATTTTAATTAAATCAGGTTTTTCAATATACACTTTCTTTTCAAAATAAGTTTCAAATCGTTCTATTAACCATTCTACTGCTGTTTGTTTCATAATTGTTTTGCTTTTGTTATTTCTAAATATGTTACTTCTTTATCTATTTTTTCTCTATTGACAAAATATGTTGTTGCTGGATTTTTATTGTTTATTTCCCAAATAGGTTCAATCAAATGTAAATTAAAACTATAAATTCCTTTTGGTGTTGAATTAATATATATTGGTGTATCTAAATGCTTTTCACATTCTTTTATCATAGCATCATATTTAACTTTTTCTAATAACAAAGTTTTATAATGCACTTGCCTACATTTTAACTCAATCCTATGTGAAGTTAATGGACTGTAACAATCCCATCTACTCATTTGATTTTTTGCTTTAACTAAATCAGGATATATATTTTCCACTAAATAGTTAAATAAATCAATTTCTTTCCAGTTATTCATTTATTTCATAAGTATCATAAACTTTTCTTAAATCAGATAAAATAGTTCTCCAACAACTTGAACAATTTGAACTTTCTAACTTTTCATTAAATACATTTAAGTAAATATCTTTAATTGTGTATTGCTGTTTTGGTGTTAATTGATTTGTTCTATTGTCGTATAATACTTTTAAAAACAAATATTCATCTTCTTTTAAGCAATTAACGTTTCTACGATATGAAATCAAATTGTTTAGTTTTGCTTTACGTTCATCACATCCACAATCTATTCCTGTTACTTTGCTAAATAATTCAACTGCTGTTTTAATGCCAGTTGCTTCTGTGATTTGTTCAATAGTATCACCTAATCCTGTTACTTTCTTTTTTCTTCCCATTAGTATATGTTGTTATAGTCATTATTAATATAATCTTGGTAATCATTCATAAACTTATTATTTAATACTTCTTTATAGTTTTTAATTGAGTGAAATATTGATATTAAACTAATATTAGTTTCTTTTGCAATATCACGCATACTCATATCTGTATCACGATACAATTTAAAAAGCTTTTTATCATACCAATGCCAGTTTTCAATTTCATCATCAATCATTAAGCAAATATCATTATATGCTTTATGTTCATCAATATTATCTGAACTACTTAAATTAAATAAAGTGTCTATTCCTATTTTTTCAACTTTATTACGTTTGTTTAAATACTGAAAACATAAACTTTTAATTGTAAAAAATACATATCCTTTACGAACCTTACCTTTAGCATCAATAATTTTATCAGCATCAGCATATTTCCATAAAGCAATGTAAACTTCTTGTATAATATCTTCAGCGTAGTCATCTACCTTATAAAGGTTAGCAATTTTAACCCATTCTTTGTGATGTTGAGCAACTTGTTCTAACCAATAGTTTGTAGACACTTCCATATTAATACATTTTAATCGTTATTTTACCAGTTTTAACTTCTGATGCTTCTTTTATTTTAATCTTCAAATCCACTTCAGTTAATTCTGTATCTATTTTTAATATTGAATTAAAAGCATTTTGTATTTCAGTCCAATTAGCTTCGTTTTCCATTTCGTTTAAGATATACAAATATTGTAACTTTTCTTGCAAGTCTTTAAAATAACTTATTAACATACTATTATCTGAATTTAACACAAGCATTCTAGTTGCAGAAGTTTGTAATTGTTCTATGTGGTATTTCATTGTGTCTTTCATAATAATTCTAATTGATTTGTTTTTGGTTTTTCATATATTCCTCTTGCTACATTAAATATAGTTAATCCAGCTTCATAGTCTACTAAATTCCTTGCCATTTTTTGAACTGATTGTTTTCCTTTATATTTTCTAAAATCATAATCGTGAAATTTACACCATTGTGAAACTTCATCTTTACTTTCCATTATACTTGCTTTTCTTTCATTTAAATCATTAGGCAAATTAAAATTAGTCCAATATAAATGCCTTCCCCTTTTTTGAGCTGGTATTAATGGTTCATAGTAAGGTATTACATTTTCAACACAATATTTTCCTTCATACCAATTTTCTAAAAATAATATTTCTTCATATAATTTTAAATCTGGATAAATTGCACTTGTTGTACTTTTTCTTGCAAATCTTGCTCTCGAATGGCTTGGGCAAGGCGGTGAACTCCAAATAAAATCAAATTCTTTGTAATTGTCTAATAAATATTGGTGTGCATCAGCAACTATAACAATATCATTAGGAAATCTTTCTTTATATAATCTTGCAGCTTCAGTGTCAAGTTCAACTGCTGTAACTTCACAATCATTCCATTTGTATCTATTACCACCTAAACAAGCGTATAAATTTAAAACTTTGTATTTTTTATTTTCCATTTTTATAAGTATTTAAAGCCAAGTTAAAATTAAATTCAAAGTTTGCTATTACGTTATCCATTTCCCAAGTTTCAAAAGATTCATTAAAAGCATCGATATTTATTTCTTTTAAGTTTGTGTTTTGTTCAAAGAAATTTGTTCTTTCGTTAGTTTCTAAATTAATCTTTAGGCACTCTAAATGATATTGCAAAGGCTTTGAAAGTATATCTTTGTTTATTTGTTTTGATGCAAAGTTTACATTTTTATAATAGAATAAAAAATCTTTTAACACAAAGCAGTACATTTTAGCTAATAATTCATTATCTTTTATAACTTGCTTATTAGACAAATTTACAAATTCTATAATTGAATTTAAAGCATCGGCATCAGTTATGTTTGGTTTATTCTGTTTGCTTATTGTGTAACCAAGTCTATTAATTGCCTCTTTGATTTTCATAATCTGTCTTTATTTTCGGTTTTTACTTGATATTGCTTTTTAACCCTAACCCAATTCGTAAAGTGCTTTTTAAATTGCTTTAATGTTTTAGGTTTGTTTTCTCCAATTGTTCCGCAATGGTTTTTAAACTCTGTTAAAGCAAATTTCACTTTGTCTTTATCTACTTTGTAAACTCTTTCAATATCTAACTTCCAATTATCATCAAATAAACAAATATTAATAGCATCATTAAAATCTATAACTCCAACATCAACTATTGTTGTTTTACTTTTAGTTTCTATTTCTATTTGGTTCGCTATAGGCTTTTCATTTTTTTGTTTAAGGCTTTCAAAAGGCTTTACTATAGGCTTAGTAGTAGGCTTACTGATTTTACCACCATTACGACCTCCACGTACTAATTTTAAACGACTTTCACAACTTGGAATAAATAAATTTTCTTCATTAACTTCTATTAAATTAAGTATTGAAAGTTTACCTAAAATTAAATTTAAACTATCAATATCAATAGCAAATTTTCTACTCCACACATCAAGTTTAATTTCGGTTTTATTGTCGTTTAACATAGCTAAATCTATTAACTCACGATATAAACCACGTTCCGATAAATTTAATTCAAATACACTTTCAGAATTACCCCAATCTTTAGGATACCAAGTATAACCAAGTTTAGCCATTGTTAACCTCGCTTTCTGTTATTTTGTTAATTTCAGTACGAAGTGTTTTAGCGAATTTAATTGCAGTTGATTTGTCTAAATAAACACTAAAAATATCATAACCACATTTACCATAAATTTCAATAATATCTTTACTATGTAATTCTTGTGCTTCTGTTTTAATAAAATCAGTTTCGTTAAAACAATCAATAAATCTTAATTCAAATTTTGCCATAATAATAAAGGTTTTAAGATACCTATAAACTATTAAAAGTGAAAATCCTATTAAGTCAGCGTATTGTGAGATTTCGCTTTCCTAATAGGATTTTTATAATTTCTTTATGTCTGTAATAAATCTCACTAAATTACATTTGCAAATATAATAATTATTTCAATATAAAAAACATTTTAATCAAAATTTTTATAAAAATTCTTCTACTTTATGAGTATCTAAATTTGTATAAGTGAAAATTAGTTTTCGTAAATCCTCTCCACACTTAATAGTCATATTCATTCTATCTTCTAAACTCATTTTATCATAATCTTGATTATCATACATTTTATCCATTAAAGCATTTTGAAATATAATAACACAATTCATAAAATCTCTATTACTATAATTCGGTTTATTTTCATTACCAACAGCTTCTGAATTTTGGTTTAAAATATCTGTTGCAATAAGTTCTATTGCTAATTTGTGATTTTTCATTTAATCAAAATTTATTAAATTTTCTTCATTAGGTGATGGAATATCTATTCCTAAAAATTCTGCTGCCCATTTTTGTATTTCTAAAATATATTCGCAAAATTGTGTTGTTGTTAAATCTGAACTTGTTAAACGCTCAACTATACATTCTCCTGTTTCTTTATTTACTATTTCATTAGTTGGTGCAAATAAAGGTAAAAGTATTTTATAATGAATGTTATCATAACTTCTTAACTCTCCTGTTGCATCTAATAAACCATTTTGAATCAAAGGTAAAACCAATCCCCAATAATATCGGTTTTGATTGTTAGAACGATTCTTTTTAGGCTTTGAAAAAGTAATTACAACGTCTTTATCATTAAACGATTTTATGGCGTTTAAAACAAGGTTTCTGTTTCGTTTAAATATTCCGTTAACGATTGACGTTGTAATTTCAATTTTCATAATTTAGAAAGGTAGCGAATCTGTATCTGGTATATCTTGAGCAGTTACTTCTTCAACAATTTGCTCACTTTCTTTTAGATTACCAAAATAGAATTTATCCTCTTTTTGTGCGCCTTTGAAATTAGATTGAAACGATGCTACGTTTCCGTATTTATCCAATTCATCATTTACCCAAACTCTAACGTTTAAATAAATTTTTCCATTCTCATTTTTGGTAAATGCTTTATTACCTGTTTTCGCTTGTTCTAACAATTTGCTAAAATCAATGCTTCCGTAAAATGAAGTTTTAACTCCCATAATTTTAAGATATTTATATAATTTTGCCTACTCTATTCAGTTTTCGGCTCCGCTGTTTTTTGTAATTCTTTTTCATAAACTAAATAAGCATCATATTCATTTTCAAAATAACCTAAATTTTTATTAATAGAGTTAAACTGAATTTGCGCCATCCATTTTTTATTTTTCTTATTCCAACTAACTCCGGTATATTTTGAAGTTCCTGATTTTGATTTTGATATATTATATCTAAATGATACTAATTGTAGATTATATAAATTATTATTTAACTTGTTATTATCTATATGATCCACAATTATTTTTTTACCATTTGGTAAATGATTTAAAAAAGACATAGCAACAAGTTGATGTATTGCAATGTTTTTTATCTTTTTTTCTTTTGATAAAATAACATTATAATAACCAGCATTGTTAATTTGTGGTTTTAAAATCTTTTCTTTGTTAAATTTTTTACTTTTTACATTTCCAAAATTACTAACTTCATAATCTTGATAATTAGGTATTGTTTTCCAAACTTCCATAATACTAAAAACCCTCTAATGCTCGCTACAAACAAAAGAGGGTTTTAAATTAAACTTTATTGTAGCGAATTGTAAATATACAAAATTATTTTAAATTATTAAAATAATCTTCCATTTCTTTTGTAGTTGTGTATTTAGTTTTAATTTGATCCAATGTAAAGCCACCTTGTTTTGCTTTAATTAAAATTTCAGTAGTTGCATTTGGTTTTGGTTGCACTGCTTTTTGTCCATCGTCATCATCTGCTCCAACGCAAACAAATGATTGTAAAGAATATCTACGTGCATAACTTATTCCGCTTCCTTGAGCTTGTGCATCATTTACTTTGTTGTAGATAATTTCTGTTAATGATTCCATTAACTCGCCTGATTCGTGAAGTAAAATAGTTTTAACAAAGTTTTTATTATCTACGTGAACTATTGGTTGTAATACGCTTATTCCGTTGGCGTTAAGAATTGGAATAACTGCTTCTCGAATTGAGTTTAAATCAGCATATTTTGACTTAAAGAATGGATTTGTTGAGCCTTTTTTTGGATTGCTCATTTCTGTTTGTGCTTTTAATAAAGCGGTTGCAATTTGTTTCATAAGATAAGATATTTAATTGTTTAAGATTTGTAAATATAATAAATTAAAACGATATAGCCAAACTCGACTTTCTCGGTGTTGTTGAAACTTTAGGCACATCGTTACCATAAGCATCAATTACGTCTTGTTTAAGAGCAAGTTTTAATAATTCCGCCCTTGCATCTAAGTCAGCTTTTAATTGCGTGTAAATCGCATCATCTGAATAGTTTATTGTATCGCCTCCGCTTCTAAATGTTCCTTTCAATCCAAACTCTTCAAAGTTTTCTTGTGGTATTACTTTCATTAATTCTGAATTAATAACATCTAAAGCTTCAACCATTCTTTTGGCTTGTGCTAATAATTCGTATTTATTAACTTCTCCAGCTTCTAATAAATCAGTAATGAATTTTTTACTACTAAATTGAATTTCTTTTTTGTTAGGTAAGAAATTTTGCGTTTCTATTTCCTGTTGACGCATTAATTGAAATAAATCTTTACTCATAATTTTAAAAAATAAACCTCTTTTAAAAAACTTAATCGGTCAGAATTAAGCATTAAAAGAGGCGTTATTAATTTCGTTAAAGTTCCTGACCGAACTTTTTATTTATGCAAATATAAAATTATTTTTTTAATATCTACAAATTTATTTGTATTTTTTGTGTTGGACAACTCATTTTATGGCAATTAGTTTTTTTGCAATGTTTACACTTCCCATTCGGCATAAAATAACTGCAACTCGTTTCGTCACTTTCAATTGTAAATCCTGTATAAGATTGTCTAAACTCACTCGGCTTTGACGTAAACCTAAAACATAATTCTTTTGAAGGACATTGTTCGTTTTTACATAATGATATATCAGGCATAATGTTATTTTTTAGATTTTAATATTTTACGATAAACCTCGTTGACAGATTCTTTGTTTACGCCACGCTTATAATTGAATTGAAGTATTCGTTTTATTCGTTGTAGATTTGTCATCTTTCAATTTGTTTAAGTTCTTGTTTTCTAACATAATCAATTTCTCTTTGAATATAATCTAACGCTTTTTCAAGGTCTTTTAAATGCGTTCCTTTCTTTCTGCAACGTGTAACATATTTGACTACGTTTCCTTCGTTAAAATTAAGGTTATTGTCTTTTACGAAATCTATAACATCGTAATTGTTTTCGTTTGAATAGTGTAATGGTATCATATATATTCTATTTCTTTAAATGTATCAATTATGTTATTTCTACCATAACCAGCACAGGTTAGTAAATTTGTAATTATTTCAGCAATTTCTTCTGTTGTTAAATTGTCGTGCTCAACTTCTGTTGTATGTGTTTGTCCGTGTGATGTTATTGTTATTTTCATAGTTAAAAAATATAATGGTTAATAGTTTTTTGATTTTCGTAGTAGTTCATTGTTGTAAAACTGCTTTTGGTGTTTTTGAAGTTGGTTTTTACCCAATCACTCGGTGGACTAAATGCACCAAAATTTTGATATTCAAATGCGGTTGAACTTGTGTAATCAAAAAGCAACTGATGACTATCACCTTTGCCAAATTCTATTTCGTAATTGTGCAATTTATATTCATCAATGTAGTTTTTTATTTTTTCAATTTGTACCGGATCAAGTTTTGGTTTAAATCCAAATTTTAAACTTTTGTCGTCTTTTCCGTGAGTTAAAATAAAGCATCTGTTTTTAAAGAAGTAATGGTCAATAAATTTACGTTGATTAACTACTACTACATTATCAGGATATTTCAACTCGATGTAAGTCTTAAAAGCAGAATTAACAATATAGCCAAAACTACCAGCGTGATTGTCATTACAAATGTTTACAATATGTATTTTATCGTAGTATTGAACTAAAGCATCTATTAATGATATTTTAAACTGCAAACCAATATCAAATGCTTTTTGATTATCCATATTTTGTGGTAATTCGTGACCGCCTCTTGTAGTCATTGCATTATATCCATCCATAAAATCTCCCAATTCGTGAAGTAATAAAACATTTGATTTTTGGTTGTTTACTATTTCATTTACAAAAATATCAAGTCTTTTAAATAGTTCGATTTCATTCCATAAACCATCATACAAAGAATATCCATCTGTTACTTTCATACCTATATGAACATCAGTCAAAACCGCTCTGTCAAATAACGCCTTACTTTTTACCTTTTTAGCTTTTACTTCAATCGGTTTAATAACGTCTTTAAAGATATTTAAGAAGTCAATTTCATTCTCAACATCAACTTCACTAATCGGCTTTGTAATTATCCATTGCTGACCGCTTGAAACGTTTGTTGATACTCTTATAATTTCGTGATTTGTTGGAATATCGATTAACTCCTTTTGATTGAGTTTTTCAATCTTTGATATTACTTCACCATCTTTATTAAGAGTTCTTTTGACTTCGGTAAATTTATTTTCGTGAAAACCTCTGATTTTCTTTAGTTCATCTATCTGACTTTCTGATAAATAAAATTTAGCATTACCTTCGCTTTTATAGTCTTTTCTTAATTCAAAACCCAAAGCTATCGCTTCGTGTGGTTTTAATCTGATTCTTTGTTTACTCATAATTCATAATGCTTTCTCTAATGATATAAGGCTCTTTTTTGTACTCTTCAATCGTATCTATAACAAAGTCAATTTTAGTGTTAAAATAATCGGCTATTTCGCTATATTTTGCATCTGGATTCTTTTGCCAATAATAAATAATTTTAGTCTTTAGCATTTTTTAGGATTTTATTAGTTATTCCATTCATACTTTTTTGGTCCTTATCGTAAGCGTCAATCATATAACATATATTTTCCATATCATATATCGGTATTTGTGAAATTCGCTTTATAAAGTTTTCAAACACTTTATAAACTTGGTCTGTGCTATCACTTAAACTTTCAAAAAACTTGTCATAGTGCTTTTCTTCAGCTTTAATTAACAAAGGTAATACTAAATTTAACTTTTGCTTTAATTCTTTGTTATAATATCCGGTGTGTTTAATAGCCTCGAGTTGATTCAAGGCTATTTGAGTACTCATTACACTTGTAGTTATTTTATCGACTTCTTGCATAATTTCTTAATTTTTAAAAATTCGTCATAAGTTACAACTGTTTTCGATTCGTCAAAACAACGCACATAAAATTGATCATCGCTTTTGAATTTAGTATAAAAATTTTCTGAAGGTGTTATTTGCATTGCTGCATTGTGATTCCAATTGCTCATTCCTTTTCTAATTTCTTGAAATTCCTCTGTTGTTAATTGATTGCAATCAATTTGAATGTTTGATAAATTTAATTCCATTTTATTTTTAAGTTATTATTTATGCTGAAAAATCTTTATAATCGTTTACTTCTATTTCTGATGCGTCATCTAAAATGCTGGTTAAAATTTCTTTAGCTTTGTCTATTTCAGATTCTAAATATTTAACTCTATTTTCTAACGCTTCAATTCTTAAATATTGAAACTTTTCCAAATCTGTACTTGGTGTTTTGTCTATTGTGTATAATT